CTGATGAAGAAGTAGAAGAAACAACTGATGAAGAAGTAGACGAAGCAGAAGAAGAAACTGAAGAGTCAGAAAAATCAGCTGGTGAACAAATGCGCGAATACGTAGAAAAAGTAAGCGCAACAATGGGTGACAATGGTGTTAACAACAAGTCAGCACACGCAAGCCCAAATCACATGGGAGACGGTACCTCAGCTAACATTCTAAATGGCGGCGAAGATAACGGTGGCGGTGACCATGCTGGTCTAGCAGATATTAATGCTAAAGAAGATGACGCAGGCAACATTAACAAGCCAGGCGGAAAAGCATCTAAAGCAGGAAAATCACAGCCAGGCCACGGGGCTGAGAAAAAAGGTAAGCCCGAAGCAGCAGCTGATAAGAAATCATCTATCGGCAGCTAATAGAGTAAGGAACTTAAAATGATGAACTTACGAGAGCATTTGACATTCGACGCAGCTAGAATGGTCGTTGAATCTGCTAATGAAGGGAAAGACCTTTATATGAAAGGTATTATGATACAGGGCGGTGTGCGTAATGCAAACCAACGTGTATATCCTGTAAATGAAATTGGCAGGGCTGTCAAAACCCTCAATGATCAAATAACGAACGGATTTAGTGTTCTTGGCGAAGTTGATCATCCAGAAGGCCTTAACATTAACCTAGACCGTGTTAGTCATATGATATCCGAAACTTGGATGGACGATGCAAACGGTTACGGTAAACTTAAAATTTTACCAACTCCAATGGGACAACTAGTAAAGACAATGCTTGAAAGCGGCGTCAAACTAGGTGTCTCATCTAGGGGCTCTGGTAACGTTTCTGAAGACGGCAGTAACACCGTTTCAGATTTTGAAATTATCACTGTGGACGTTGTGGCTCAGCCTAGCGCCCCTGGTGCATATCCTACACCAATTTACGAACATCTAATGAATACACGTGGCGGATATCAGGCATATGAATTAGCGCAGGCAACTAAACACGACGACAAGGCACAAAAGTATCTAAAGGAATCACTGATCAATATGATCAGTAAACTCCAATAAATTAGGAGAACGTAATGATAGATGCACTGAAACACCTCTTTGAAAACGATGTAGTTTCCCAAGAGATCAGGGCTCAAATCGAGGAAGCATGGGAAGCAAAGATTCGCGAAAATAAATTAGCTGCTACAGCTGATTTACGTGAAGAATTTGCTCAGAAGTACGAACATGACAAATCTACAATGGTTGAAGCTATTGATAGTATGTTATCTGAAAAACTTGCTGAGGAAATTCAAGAATTTGCTGAAGATCGCAAACAACTCGCAGAAGCAAAAGCAAAATATGCTGTTGCAATGCGTGAAAATGCAGATCTTCTAAAAGATTTTGTTGTAGGTCAACTACAAGGCGAAATCAAAGAACTACATGCAGACAAAGCAGCAATGCAAGAAAACTACGCAAAACTCGAAGAGTTCGTAGTCGAGTCCCTATCAAATGAAATTGCAGAATTTTATGAAGACAAAAAAGACTTAGCTGAAACAAAAGTACGTTTAGTACGTGAAGCTAAGACACACTTTGCTAAAGTCAAAAAGAACTTTATCGAAAGAAGTGCTACAGCAGTTTCTGAAATGGTTGGTAAATCACTTAAAGGTGAAATGGCAACTCTTAAAGAAGATATTGAAGCAGCACGTAGAAACGACTTTGGTCGTAAAATATTTGAAGCATTTGCAAACGAATATAGCATTTCACATTTAAATGAAAAAGGTGAAACTGCGAAGCTAATGAAAGTTGTTGAATTGAAAAATAAACAACTATCAGAAGCAAAAGCATTTGCTACAAAAGCTAAAACACTTGCAGAAAAAACAAGCAAAGAGAAATCACGCTTAGTTGAAGCTGCAAAGCGTGAAAAAATTATGAACGATTTGATTTCGCCACTAGGCAAAGATCAAAGAGAGATTATGACAGACTTACTGGAATCTGTACAAACTGATCGTTTACGTAAACAGTTTGACAAGTATCTACCATCGGTTATCGATAGTGGAAATGCTCCAGCGAAGCAGAAGGCAGTTCTAGCAGAAGGCAAAACAATAACAGGCAACCGTGACGATATGTCACAAACTAACGTTAGTAGAAAATCAGCAGACGATGGGAATGTCTTAGACATCCGTCGATTGGCTGGCTTAAATTAAGGAGATAATTATGTCAGAACTACTAGAAAGTCGCTGGCAGGATACCAAAACAGCTTTACTTGAAGGCCTATCAGGCAATAAAAAAGCAGTAATGGCTTCCACGCTAGAAAACACTCGCAAGTATTTGAGTGAAAGTGCAACAGCTGGTGCTACTTCCGCCGGTAACGTTGCTACTCTTAACAGAGTAATCCTACCAGTCATCAGACGTGTTATGCCAACAGTAATAGCAAATGAGCTAGTTGGTGTACAGCCTATGACAGGTCCAGTGGGTCAAATCCACACATTAAGAGTTCGTTATGCGGACACTTTCAACGCAGGTGCATCAGGTGCAACAGCAGGTGAAGAAGCTCTAAGCCCATTCAAAATTGCTGAATCATATTCAGGTGCAACAGACGGCAAGGCTGCGGCAACAGCAGTACAGGAAGGACAAGCTGGAAACAGAATGTCAATCCAAATCTTGAAACAAACTGTAGAAGCAAAAACACGCAAACTAAGCGCACGTTGGACCTTCGAAGCAGCTCAAGATGCACAGTCTATGCATGGCATTGACGTTGAAGCAGAAATCATGGCAGCTCTTGCACAAGAGATTACTGCTGAGATTGACCAAGAAGTTATTGCTTCGCTACAAACACTAGCAGGCACAGCAGCTGAAACATACGACCAAGCAGCAGTATCAGGTACAGCTACTTTTGTTGGTGACGAACATGCAGCACTTGCAGTTCAAATCAACAGAGTGTCAAACTTGATTGCACAGCGTACACGCAGAGGCGCAGGTAACTATGCAGTGGTATCACCATTTGCACTAACTATCCTACAGTCTGCAACTACAAGTGCATTTGCACGTACAACTGAAGGCACATTTGAAGCACCAACTAACACTAAAATGGTTGGTACATTAAACAATGCAATGAAAGTATATGTAAACACATACTCAGCAGATAACGCTGATGTACTAATTGGTTACAAGGGATCAAGTGAGTCAGACGCACCAGCGTTCTATTGCCCATATATCCCACTAATGTCAAGTGGTGTAGTACTAGACCCAGCATCATTCGAACCAGTCGTGAGCTTCATGACACGTTACGGATATGTTGAGCTAACTAACACAGCTTCGTCACTAGGTAACGCAGCTGACTACTTAGGTAAAGTTGCTATTACTAATGGTAACGTTAGCTTTAGCTAAGTTTATATAGTAATCCTAAAATAGGCGCTACGGCGCCTATTTTTTTGGCTACAAATCTAAGTATCACTAAATACCCTGATACACATTCTTAAACTACCACAGAAAGGTAATACATTATGAAACAGATATTGATTACATTATCTGCAATATTTTCTATTATTGCAGCATCTGCTTACGCAGAAACAACAACAACTCTTGAACAAAGAGTTGCTAACTTAGAAAAGTCAGCACCTTCACTTCCGGCAGGTGTGTTTATTAACGGTGAAATTGAATTATACATTGATCCTGATAGTACAACAAATAAAACGGAAACTAATGCAGAAATATTTATAGGTCTGCAAAATGAGATTGACCATCCTGTAATAAATTGGGCAGGAGCAAGCACACGCCTTGATTCAAAATATTCCTTAAACAGAACATTGGACAATACTATTGTTGAAAAACAATTAGGATTTGGAATTGCTGGTACAAGATTATATTTTGGCGAAACAGATGCTCAACGTTTAGGCTTTGCAAAAACATCTAAAATTGGCGCACCATTAGTTATTACAGAGTCAAGTAGTAGAATTGACCATAATGAAAAAATTGTACTTACATTTGGTGGATGGAAAAACAACAACGAGTTTGAGTTTGACGAATATAGATTACAGCGTGATACGCCATACGGCGGAGTTGTAGCATACGATCCAAATAATGAAGTAACATATGCAGGAGCAACAGTAAGTTTATTTGGACTAGCTGATGTTTCTTATATGCGTATTGACAAAAAAGATGCAGTACTACAAGAAGGCTATTCAATTGGCACTCAAGTACTTCGTAGATACCGAATACCTGTAGGACTTGGAGTTGAAGTATGGGACGATGGCAACACTGGAACATTTACTTCTGAAAGTAGAATTGATATGGGAATAATGTACAATGTCAATAAAGAATTCATGCTTACTGCACATAAAGTCAAAAATGACGATATTGGTACAGATGCAATGTACTACGGAGCATTATATACTGTAGGTAATATCCAAACTGGATTGTATTTGCACCAAGTAGATAGAACAAACACATGGACCGGTCAAAGAACTGAATATGCCGATAGTATGAAAGCTACAATTAAATATTCTTTTTAAAAAAAAAGGTTGACATCTTATATATAGATGCTATTATGTATATATAAGCTAAACGACGGTTTAGATTAGATAGTGCAAGGAACGGTGTTGCGTAGTGACACAACTTGGCTAGTAGCTGTAGTGGCAACATATGAGTGTAGAG